ATGATCTTAAACCAGGTTTTGAAATTAATTTTGATACAGCATCCAATTCAATCTTATGTTCCTCACAGAAAGTAATAATAGCATCAATATAGTTAAAGTTATTATCTTTAACTATCTTTTCTACCTCTTCTGCAAATCTTGATTGACAAAGGAACTTCTCCTTCATGATGTCATCAACTTTAGTTGTCATATTCTCTTGTTTTGTGTTCGACAAATTTTTTAATGTATCTGGTAAGAAGTTTAATATACTCACCTTTGTCTCGCTTTTCGTAGACTTTGCATTCTCCATTTTCAGCTACCATAATAGTGATCAATTTTTTAACTGGAATACCAGTCATTTCATAGTACATACATGCGTATGCTGTCTCTTGAACAAAATAGTTCTCGATCCATTCTTCGGGTTTAATTTTGGTTGAAGTCTTAAAGTCTATTACTGCAAGTTCTCCATCATACTCTGCTATGCAATCAACTCGGCCTGCAAGACCAAAGTAATCACTATATAAAGATTTCTCTAAAGCATGTATGTTATCTATACGATCAAGAAGTTCCTTAGATTGTAAAAATAAAAACTTAGTAGAAGGAAGAACATTATCTATCTTATTAATGTCTTCATTTTTTAAGTAGTGTTCAACTAAATCATGATACTTAGTTCCTCTAAATGTAGATTCTCTAGTTATCTTATTTGCCTTTTCATCACCAACTCTTTTTCTCCATTCATAAAATATTTCACGATTGTAGAAACTTGTAATTGATGTGATAGATGGATATAACTTCCCAGATGGAACTTTGTAAAAACGAGTTCCATCTATACTCGTTGCTTCTAAGTCAGTTTCACCTTTTAAATAATCTAAATGTTTAAACATTACATACCCAGAGCAATTTTAGTAAGAAGATAATTTCGGACGAGTCCAGAACGAACGATATCATTAATATCAAATTCGATTGATTCAAAATCATCAACCATAGATAGGATAATTTTTTTGAAATCTAGGATTCCGTTCCTTTCGTTGGTCTTGACAAGATCAGTTTGTGCAGCATCACCACAGAAAATGATCTTTCAATTTTCACCAACTCTTGTTATTATACTATCTAATTCATGAAAATTCAAGTTTTGCATTTCATCTATTAACAAAATAGCATTATCCATTGTAGTTCCACGAATAAAAGAAGTAGACCAAAACCCAACTGTCTCTTGAGTTTTGAGTGCACCATAAAGCATTTCAAAGTCCTGATCAGATGGCATTTCAAACATATACTTAACCATATTTTTATATGGAATTTGATATAAGAATGACTTGTCTTCATGATCACCAGGTAAAAATCCAATCTCTCGTGTAGATACAAGAGAGCGAACTACATATACTTTTTCATATGGAGTTATTGGATTTAAAACATCTCGCAAAGCAAGATATAATGCTACAAATGTCTTACCTGTACCTGCTGCACCATAAGCAAAAACATTTTTACCTTTATCATATGCTTCAAAGAATTTTTCCTGATTCTTAGTCAATGGTTTAATTTCAACCATTGATTCTGAGTTAATTGGTTTATTTCTTTTTAATTGTTTATTACTCATACTACCAATTCCAGAAGAGTTTCCGTTTCCGTTTCTTTTTTTAGCTGGCATAATTAGAATTGATAATCTCGATTTTTACGAACATTTGAACCTGGTTGTTTTGATGCTCTGTCTAAAACTTCATTCCAACCACTAGATCTTGCTTCTCCTGTCCATTTGAACATTTCTTGAGCACTAGCACATCCTTCAGACCAATCCCTATCCCACTCTGGATTATCTTTTCTCCATTGATCGTACTCTTTCATAGTCATGGAGAGTTCTTTCTTCTCCTTTGTCTCTTTATGTATTACTGGATATGTCGGCATGATTTTTGAAGTTTTGTAAAGTTATTTAGTCCCATTCAAGGGCTTCGGACACAGAGGGAAACTGTTCGGTAAACACCTTTCGGCATGCCTCTGCAATAACCATATGTTCTTTTTGTGTTCCGTGTGCTGATCTTAGATTGATATAATGAATCCAAGAACGACAAGAACCTGTCATATAGATCTTTGTAGGAGTACAAAGTGGTAATACCATTCTAGCACATTCTTTTGCCACTCCTTCTTCAATCATTTGATTATACAATGCTTGTGAAGAACTGAACAAAGTAATCATCTGACGATTCAGTTTATCAACAACCTTTGCATCAAGATCATCTATACTGTTCTGACGATTCTTTGTATCTTGTCTACGCAACTCTGGTAATTCAATCTCACCTAGTTGATTACTCTTTGCATATCGTTGAGAAAATTCTTGGAAAGTAAAACTACGATGTCTTAGAATTTGTGCTGCGATTGCACGAGTTGTTTCAATCTCAAGTGTCATTGATGATTGCTCAAACACAGACCAATGGTTATGTTTAATACAATACTTCAATAATCCTGCATAATTTGGATTATCTTGATTGTCTGGATTAGACACTCTGGCAATATGTGCCATCGTTTTCTCTGCATCAGGTGTGATGCTTATTAGATTGACGGTCATGATTTAGCCGTCATCATCTTCGAATACTTCGTCATAGTCCTGTATACCTCTTTTAATTTCTTCATAATTAGAATGATCTAAGTAACTCGTAGCATCAGCATAAACTTCTGATTTGAGAGACTCAAGAACGTTTTCTAAATCGTGAATGATTGCTTTTAGTTTTGCCTTCTCCATAATAGAGTTTAGTTTTATATATTATAGCATAAAAAAGAAGGGGATCAACCCCTTCGTTTTATTTTCCATACAGGAACTGAATTTCAGCATTTATGATTGTGAGAAAAATAGCGGATGCTACCAAAATCTCTAGAGTTGCAATCATTTAACACTTGTAAGTTCTTTTTCTAATCTTACACCACGGTAAGTTAAATCGACCTTGTTTGTTTGCTGTCCTTTGTTCCTGTCGGTGTCATATACAACACCACGGTATGTGACTTTTGCCATTTGGTTTGCTCCTAAAGTAGTAGGGTTTTTAAATCCCGTTCCTTCAGTCGGCTTTTGCGTCCCTACAATTCAAACCATACTTTTCACCAAAATTATAATACAAATCAATAATTTCCTGTCTTTCTTCCATACTAAGGTCAGGATAGACTTTAGCACGATCAACAAGAGTATTGATGTCTGTACATGATACTGTGACTATAGTAGTGACAGCACTTGATGCAGCAATTAAAATTTCAATCATAAGGATGAACGAACCCGTTCCGAGTCGGCTTACTTGCGTCCGATGATGAAAGCATCACATTCACCTTCAACTTTAGTACGAAGGTAATCTATTAAGTACTCGTGAGCATCAGAGTTTAGATCCCCATCACTGAGTATCTCAATTCTGTTGCGGTTCCAATCTGCACATGACATCTCCCAGTGGAAACTATTATGTTCAGATAGAAGTGTTGCGAGTAGTGTGAGTTCTATCATTGGATGAACGATATGTGTTTATATTAACACATTCACATTATATAGGCAAGCAGTTATGTATTTTCTGTTACAGAATTAGGGTTTTCCCCATATTTGTCAACTAACTTATCAATAAAAGTCTTTTTTCCACTTAATTTGTTTATTTCATACATGGAAGACTTCATATATTTTTTCATTTTTTTATATTTCTTTACAACTTTCTTCATCTCACTCATGTCAACAGTATAGTTTTTCAAGTCTTGTTGAGGATCATTGATGTCAGGCACTAGTATCTCCTCCTCTCACTCTTCTCTTTTTCTTTGTTGGTGATTTAACAGCCACGTTCCATGAAACAGGGTTGACAGTTCCAGATGTCCAATCCATTCTTTGAATAACATTCTTTCCAAATACATCATAGTAAGAATCAAACACAGCAACTCTAGTTCCCATTACAATGTCACTCCATTGTTTATCTTCATTTTTACATGAAATCAACCATGCTGTAGTAGGTAGAGTTCTGTCCTTTGCAGCCTCTACCTCACATCCATTAACAATTACAGTGACACCATTTTCTTTCATGTCACTAATTTGATTCTCAGTTAGAACCTTTGTGGTCATGATCTACCACCCCAGTGAATATCTGGATAGGCCTCAGCTATGGTATCCTTAGTTAACTTATACTTATCTTTCAGTTTCTTGTCTTTTGTTAGACAAATCAGTTCTGCTTCCTCAGCATGAAGTCTCTCTAGAAGTTGAATAAACATATTCTCTCTTCTTAGATTAGGTAAAGGATCATTACCACCTTTTACATAGTGATATAGATTTTTATACTCTGAGGTCAACTGATTGTGATCTGTGCCCTTTGGTGCCTCATTGGGGTTGTAAGGTACTTGTCCCTCTGGGAGCATACTCTTTACACTCTCATCATAACTCCATATCAATACAGCACGAATCGCAGGGGAATCATACTCCTTTAATATTTCAATCTTTTTAACTTTAGATCTTGCCTTTGATACAGCATCAAGGACTTCACTGATCAATGGGTTGGGTGGCAATTTAGTTTTAGTCGCAGCCATAATTAATCTTCTTCCTCCAAGTAGTAATCATTTTCATCGAGTACGACACGAACAGCTGTAAGTTCGGTCTGGATCAAGTTTCCTTCTTGATCATACATCTCTGGATGAGATGCAATTTGAGCATTTTTAAGAACAGTGTATTCGCTCCACTTTTCGCAGGCGAACCATCCGACAATGATACCTAATAGTGTACCACCAATGGCAAACAATGCCGAATAAACAATAGTTACTTCTAACATGTTCTAATTAGATCTGTTTTATTTAGTAAGTTTTTTACGATTCTTTGATCCTTTTCTTCTGCCTGGTCTCTTATCATTTTGATACTTCCATGCATCAGTAAGAATTTTGTTTAGATAATCTCTTATCTTTCTTGCGGTAGGTTTTCCAAGATAATTGTAAGCTTCTCGGATCTGTTTGTGGTCAGAGTCATTTCCTCCCTCTAGATATAAATTCAACTCATCAACAGTGGTCTGAATGTTCTTTGCGGTTATACTATCAACGAACTCATCTACGACTGGCCTCTTGACTTCATTTGATCGTAGATAACGATACATATCAAAAGTATATATTTTACTTACAAAAACATTATCAAGCACTTGTTCAACGATGTCAAATAAATCTACTTGTGTTTTCTTCATCAGATAATTTTGTTTTCTCTTAGATATCTTATTGTGTCGGTGCAACCACCTAGTTTGTTTCCATCCATAATGATCTGTGGGAATGTAGAACCAACACCAAATTCGTCATAGAATTCATCCTTGTTAAAATCCTCATCCAATTTATATTCAGTAAATTGGAAATCTTTACC